TAACATATTTTTGCAATTAAAAAACTCACGTATTTCAACGTGAGCCAAAAAAGGGGTTAATTAGTGTTTATGTACACCTATAATGAAAAACATAGTGCCTTTGCAGACACCATAGAATAGATATAAGCCACAGTTGGTATTCATCAATGTATAAGTTTGACTAACTGCGTTTGTATTTACATCAATACATTCCATAGTTGATATAGTAAAACTTATTTATATCTACTCTATGCTATCTGCAACGATAACATTCTATTCAAAACTTCTTTCTAGGTATTTTCTCTGTATAAGCAACTTGCCTTTACTACCTTTGTCCCATCTATGCACTCTCTCAAATTCTTTTAACAAGTATTCAACGACCTCTCGCTGCTCTCTCGTAGGCTCATAACCTTGTGCATTTATCATTTTAAACAACTTATTTATAGCATTGTATGTTTCTATGTCTTTATACTCAATTAAATGTAAATATTGGTGAGCAACAGGCATTAGCAGTGCAATATTCTCTCTAACTAGCTTACCACCATGCTCTCGCTTTATTATATGGTGAGCAGTCATGTCCTTACGAACTATCTTGTAATTCATCCAATCTAAACCTGATTTTGCTTTGTATATCTTTAGCATTTCTTTTGTGATTTCTTTCATTACCTTACCCATTCCATATTTGTCATAGGCTCTATAAAGAATACTGGCAAGAGCATCCTTTAGAGAGCTTATCACTCTCTTCCACCACTTCCATATATTTATTGGTGCTTACAAAAAGATGTCTACTCGCTTCAATCACAGATAGGGAATGATTGATTAGCACTTTCTAGGGTATAAGAGTTAGTTTTGTAACTATTCTTTTCTATCCTTTCGTACAATATTTTAAAGCCTTTATAGACACCATAGAATAGATATAATCTTAATTCCATACAGGAGATTAAGCCAATACTTCTTCATATCTACTCTATGCCACCTATAAAGAATAGCATTATCAATTACGCCAATAATTGATGTACCTGTTACAAAATAACAATATAAGAATAGTACTTTTATAAGTACTAGAGAGTTTCTATCTCTCATAAGTTAATTATAGCATTGGTTGGGGAATTAGTCAAAGAGGTGTTTTTTATAAAAAATTTGCTAGAGGGGTAGAAAAAGGCTTGGGGGCGTGCGCTGTTTCTAGTGGTGAGGGGACCGGATCCAGGACCGGCGGCGGTATTGTTTGGAATCAATACAACGGACCAGCAACGCGGACCAGATCGAACAATAAAAGACAATAAAAAGAAAATAATATTTTCATACTAGAGGGATCAGGACCAGAAACAACGAAAAACATTATATAATTAAATGTTATATAATAACGCTTTATTATAATAAAATGTTATATTAAAAAATTATAATTTTATTGACTTATATATTATGATTTGATCTTGTCTTGTTGTTTGATCTTGTCTTGTTGTTTCTGTTGGTGTTGTCTTTGATCTTGTCTTGTTGTTTGATCTTGTCTTGTTGTTTCTAAAAAGAATATTACACAGAAAAAGAAAAAAATATTTATTATAATAATTTTATAATAACGCCGATATTATGGAAATACAAAAAAAGTAAAAATATTTTTGATATTACATACACAATCTATTTTAAAGATGGATCATTCTTTACTAATGATATGATCGGCACGTTGGACCATGTAAAAGAAGATCTTAAAAAATACATGTAAAATAAAAATGTAAAGTATAAAAAGAATAATTAAAAATGTTGACTTATATGTTATAGTATGTTATATTATATATAACAGAGGAGGTATAATATGAAAAAATTATTTTCAATTATAGGATGCGGATTGTTGTTTACATTGCTTTTAATAATAGCAACGAACAGAATCCAAAGTATAGAAAATAATCCGAACGCGTACACAGAAACAGGACGCGCGCACAGTGTAAAATTAAAATAAAAAAAATGTATTTATGTATTGACTTATATGTTATTATATGATACAATATAATTGTAATAAATAAGAAACACATCTTATTTATTAAATAAAAAAAAACGTGTTATGTTTCACAGTAAAAAACAGCTGTTTATTTATTCCAGAATAAACAGACGGAGGAGGAGTTAAAATATGGAAAACATGAAAAAAGAATTTTTAATTGGAGGATCTGAAAATTTCGATAACATTATAATTATGGAATTAGAGATCCGCGACTGGAACGGATATCCAGAATTTACAGCATCATTTTCTGAAGGTGAATTATTCAACATTGACGAAAAAAACGAAGAAGCGGAGGATTATTATAACGAAATGTTTGATTGTATGGACGCCGAAACGAAATTAAAATATTTACAAGATGGCGACATCACCAGAAAAGATTGGATCGAAGAGTGCATCCGCTATGAATACGATTATAGAGATCGCGTGGATTGTTCGTGTACGGATTACGAATTTACAAGGGATGGCGCATCTTATAATTATGAAACAATCGGCGGCGGTCAATTAGATCCGCGCGACTGTGATTATTTTATCCCGGTAAATAGTACAGTGAAAAAGCTACTTGAATTCTGGGATAAACATCACTTAAAAGAAATCACAGAAAAAGAATTCGAAGAATTAAAAACATTATGTAAAAATATGGAATCATTCGAAGATATAGAAGAAGAAATATTAAAAAGAGTACATCCGGAGGTGATCCTATAATATGGAATCATTAAAAATAATTGATATTAAAAAATTTACAGAATCCGGCGAATGCTGGATCTCTGTAAAAATACATGATAAAAAAGAAAATATTTATTTCTGGATTGATTGTTCTTTAATGGACGGATTCGGGAATCATAGAAATTTTAAAACGGATGATCTATTCGTGGATTGGGATTGGAATCAATACATTTTTAATTTAGAAAATACACAGGACATCCAAGCGAAAAAATACCAAGAAAATTATAATAACATTGATAAAATACAATTTTTAATAGATGAAAATAACGATTATTTAGTAAATATATTAAAAAATATGGAGGTAAAATAAATGAAAAAATTATATTTAAAAGATATTGATACAGAAAAAAGAAATTATTTAATAAAATTGAATAGTAAATTAACAGACAGATTACAAGCGGATTTATATGAATCCAACATGGAGTTACAATACATAGACAGTAAAAATATTATGAATGACGAAGCGCGCCGTGCTATCGAATATCACGATCATTATTCCAGTTTCTTTTATACATTAATAGATTGGCGTAAATTTATAATAAACATTGACGCGGATTACTTAACAGACGAAGCACGCGCTATATATGAAAAAGTATGTAATAAAATTGATACACTAGACAGCATGGATCCATACTGTAAAAATTACGACTTATTAAATCAATGGTTATTTAATAATACAGAAATAGTATTAAAAGATGTTGAAAATTATCTACACGAATTCGAAGAATATCCAAGCGTGGATGACGCGATACAATACGCGGACGAGATGGATCAATTAAATGATTATTATATCGAAATTGACGAAAACGGTAACAGCGACAACGTCATCCGTTTGGATGTTGCATACACAGAGTGTTTTATTTAATAAGCAGGAGGGATCGGGAATCATGAAAAATTATTTTATAGAAAAATATATAACATATTACACAAAGAACAGCATCCAGGATGTGCAATTAATAGAACGTTTCAAAGTACCGGACGAAAAAACAGGACGCGAATTTATAAAAGCGGCGGATCTCCATTATGTAGAGAATCCGCGCGGATTATCCGTCTATGAATCAATAAAAATGACTGTTTCTGAACGTGTTAACGGCGTACTAAATTACAAAATATATTATAAACAATATGAAAACGGCGGGATCGTTTCTAATGTATAGGATAGAGATCACAACGCCGACTCCATACGAGACGATATTAAAAGAATCAACCGCCGATACATGGACCGAAACATTCGAAACAATAAAAACATATAATAATTATAATTTAGAAAATATTAATATTAATGTATATAAACAGACAGATCCGGACGATCTGGATTGCTGGGAATTCGTGGACCGTTTCGACAATATCGAAAAAAGCGCGTCAATGTTTGACAATATACCAAAAAAGAAAAGTAAAAAAATAATAAAAACAGCGGCAACCGCCGCCGGATTGATCGCCGCGTTTCCTGTTATGGTAACATTGGAATTAATAAAGAAGAGTTAAAAAAAAAATAGGAGGTTAAAATGAAAAAATATATTATTAATAATTTTATAATAACTAAACTTAATAAAATTTTAAAAGAATCATACAACAGTAATTATTTAATAACTTTTAATCATGATATTGTAGGATTCGCCGATACATTAAAAGAAGCTAAAAAAATAATAAAAGACGCGTAAAACGTCTTTTTTTTTTGATCTTGTTTCTGGAATCAATAAAGAATAGTAAAAACATGTTAAAATATAACATGCTTTAAAACGCTATTTTTACGCGTTTTGACGCGTTTTTTACGTTTCTAGTATAATTATACTAGACAGATAAAAATAACGCTAGAAAGTGGATAAAAACAGCTCTAAACGTGTATTTTTTAGCATGTTTATAGTAAACTATTATAAAATTATAGTTTTTTTACGCGTTTTTATAGCTTTTTTACGCGTTTTTATAGTGATCTAATATAATTATACTAGACAGATAAAAAACGCGTGTAAACGGTTGAAAATAACGCTTTTTTATTATGATATTTTATAAATGTTATTTTCTGGAATCATGAAACAGGACCAGAAAAAACAAGATCAACATTCTTTTTTTACTTGTATAAATTCCAAAACATGAAAAAATACTTTTTCTAATTTTCATTTTTACGTATGCGTAAAAAATAGTCGCTCACCCATGCGAAAATTTTTGAAAAAAATAGTCGCTCGTAGTTTTGGAAATTTTTAAAAAATAGTCGCTCATACTTTTTCAAAAAATAGTCGCTATTGATCTTCTGAAATAGTCGCATTAGGTATCGTTTCTTCTTCCAACTGCTTACGTAGTGCATTAGCAGTTTCTTCTGCATTTGGGGAAGAGGAATCATTAGTCGCAGATACTTTTATATCTTTCGAATCAGATAGTCCAAAATAGTTCTTACCCATGAAGATATAAGTTACTGGGTTTACTTTACCATCAACTGCACCATTTTCTAATGACATGTGGCATAAATCGATAAAATTTTTCACAGAGTAGGAAAAGGGCGACCTCGAATCGTTTGCATGTGCATATAAAGTATCTCTACTACAACCCAACCAAGTAGCTAGTCCCATTACAGTAGGAATAGTCGTTGTCCTATAACACAAATCTAAAAACCCACTAATATCACTATTAAGTTGCTCAACACTCTTAAAAGCAGGAGGTCTACCACCAACACCAAACAACCTATCAGTCATAGCTTTATTAAACTCTTTAACTCTAGGTTGAGCCATATACTCTTTTCTACCCTCATTAACTGCTGCATTTCTAGCTTTACTTTCTACTAATTCACCCATAGAACACAACTCCATTTCTAAAACTAATTATAACACAATAATAACATATAAGTCAACACCAATAAAAAGTCGCTCAATATCACAACAAATAGTCGCTTATTAAAATACATAAGTCAAGAAAACTGCAACGAAAAAAGCTCTTCGTTGCTATCGTTTCACTTAATGCAACCTAGGAAACCATTGATATATAAAGGAAAAACCCAAAAACTGCAACGATGCAACGAAAAAAGTTTTCTATACTTTATATATATTATTATATTTTTTTTTATTATATATTATAGTTGCAATAGTTGCAGTAAGAACAAAAACCTTATATAGCAACACTTTCAGATGCAACGAAGAGTGCAACGAAACTGCAACGAAAGCAACGAAGAAATTGATTTTGACACTTTTTTTAGTAAAATTAAAAAAATATCTTGTATTTTTTAAGGTGTAATGTTATAGTTGAATTACAAGTTAAGAAAATAAGGTGGTGATATTTAATGTATCAGTTTAGGACAGAAAAGTATGTTGAGTTATTAGATGGTCATACAGTTGAATGGTTGTCGAGAGAGGTTGGTTATACGAACATGAGCTTATATGCTTTATTTAATGGTCGTAGGACATGTAAGAAAGCGTTAGGACTTGCGATATGCAGTGTTTTGAATAAAGATTTTGATGAGTATTTTTATCTTATTGATGGAGGAGAATAGATAGTATGTTGGAGAAGAGGTACGCAGAAAACGAGTTGTGGTTAGAAAAGGTTACGGTTAATGGTAATGGAAAAGTTGAGCCTACGGTTGATAATATGGTATTGATACTCGAAAATGATCAGAACATTTGTAATCATATCTTATATAACGACTTTAGTCGTACGTATGAGTATAGTGATGGTAAGAATGCCCCTAGAAGTTGGTCAGATAGTGATGACGCGAAAATGATGGCATACATTGAGAGTGCGTATGGTATTTATAATTTTAAGAAATATCAGCAGGCGTTGGCGATTGTTATGGAACGTCATTCGTACAATCCTTTGCAAGAGTTAATTGAGTTAGAAGAGTGGGATAAGGTTGAACGTATTGATAAGTTTTTAGAGGACATTTTAAAGTGTGAGTGCGATACGAAAGATATGCGTAATTATCATAGAGAGGTATCACGTATGATTTTTTATGGTGGTATCGCTAGGTTGTATAAGCCGGGAACAAAGTTTGATTATATGCCTATTTTAATTGGTGAGCAAGGTGTGGGGAAGTCTACGATAATCGACTGGTTGGCACTTAATACTCAATATTATAAAGAAATCACTACAATAGACGGTGATAAAGGTATCGAATGTTTAGAGGGTGGTTGGATATGTGAGTTTAGCGAGTTGTTGGCGATGACAAGACAGAAAGACGTGCAGTCAATGAAAGCCTTTGTTACTCGTACCGTTGATAGATATAGACGTCCTTATGATGTTAGAGTATCAATTCTACCTAGAAATTGTATCTTTATAGGTACTACAAACGATAGTGAGTTCTTAACAGATACAACAGGAAATAGACGTTATTTACCAGTTGAGGTTGAGATTCCACGTGGAGAATTGTTCGAACACGAGAAAGAGATTAGAGAATATATCATTCAATGTTGGAGAGAGGCATTGTATAAAATGCGTAATAATATTAGTTTTTATCTTACAATTCCAGAGCAGTATTATGATATTGTTACAAAGTCGCAAGAACGTAGGGTTATTGAAGATCCTAAATTATCAGAGTTAGACGAGTTTTTAAGTGATAAACAAGTCGGCGATAAAGTATGTTCTCGTATGATTTGGGCGGAAGCATATAAAGGTACGGTAAAAGAGGCAATGCGTGGCGACTTTAAAATGATAGGTATTTATATGAATAAGTTTAAGAGTTGGAAGAGAGTTGATAACCCTATTACTTTTGAAAAGTATGGTCGTCAGAAGTATTGGGTTAAGAAATATGAAGATTAGGCGGTGGAATAATGAATAAAGAAATAAAAGAATTAATGAGTGTAGTTAGCGAGGGACAAGATAGTGAGCAACGTAGAGAAATAGAGAGATATATTATTAATTTAGAAAATACTTTAGACAAGATCAAAAAAATAATAGAAAACGAGAAAGTATCAGGAATAGAAGCGAAGTTAATGATTAAAGATATATTAGAGGAGAAAGAATGACATACATAAAAAGTCCTATCTTTTATATGGGTAATAAATATCGACTATTACCACAATTAATACCATTATTTCCAGCAAGAATAAATACTTTTTATGATTTATTTGGTGGTAGTGGTTGTATGAGTGCTAATGTTAAGGCGGAAAAGATAGTCTATAACGAGATTAATGAAAATATAGTCGAGTTATACAAATTGTTCTTAAAATATAGTCCAGAAGAAATAGATAGAAGAATAAAAGAGTACATAAAAGAGTATGACTTGAATACCGAGGGAACTGATGTTAGACAAAACAACCCAGATATAAAGGAAATAAGAGATTATTATGCAAAAAGATATTTAGAATTTAGAAAAGCATATAATGAATCAGATAGAGATTATTTAATGCTATATACTTTGACTTTTTATAGTTTTAGTAACTTAATAAGATTTAATAGTAAAAATCAATTTAACATGCCATTCGGTAATCAATGTTATCATGAGAAAAACTATGACACTATAAAAGAGTGGTGTGCTTTTATGAAAGAGAACAATATTGAAGTTATGCAAGAAGATGCCTTTGATATATTCCGAGATACTATATTCGATAAAGATGATTTTATCTATCTTGATCCACCTTACCATAACACGACTGCGATATACAATGAAAAACACGCTTTTGGTTGGTCGATTGAAGATGATTATTTATTATTTACAATATTGGAACATTTAGACGATTGTGGTATTAAGTGGGGTTTGTCAAATGTGTTTAAAAATAAAGATTATACAAACGAACATTTAATTAAGTGGTGTGAAAAGAATAAGTGGAATGTAATACATATAGATTATTCTTATTATTGTTTAGGAAAAGGAAATGCAAACTCTGACGAAGTATATATTTGTAATTATAATACTTTTGAAGATTTGAGTTAGGAGTTGGTCAAATGATTAATCTTTATAATGAAAATTGTTTAGATACTTTAAAAACAATACCAAATGAAAGTATCGATCTTATTGTTACGGATCCACCATACAAAATTACCTCTAGGGGTTCTAGTGGTACAATGGGTGGTTATTGGAAAAGTAAGATAGCGAAATCTGGCAATATCTTTAAGAACAATAATATATCTTGTAAAGAGTATTTGCCAGAGTTTTATAGAATACTAAAAGAAAAGACTATATGTTATGTAATGTGTAATAACACTAATTTACAAGAAATGATAAATGTAGGTATTGAATGTGGCTTTTCATTCGTAAAATGTCTTATTTGGGAAAAAGGTAATAAGATATGTGGTAGATATTATATGAATTGTTTTGAATATATCATTTTATTTAGAAAAGGTGGAGATAGAACTATAAATTATTGTGGTACACCTGATATTTTAAAAGTTCCTATTAAGAAATTAAAAGGTGAAGATGGTAAAAACTTACATGATACTGAAAAACCAGTTGAGCTTATGGAAATATTAGTAAAAAATAGTTCTAATAAAAACGAGATAGTTCTTGATCCTTTTATGGGTATAGGTTCTACTGGCGTAGCTTGTAAGAATTTAGAAAGACAATTTATAGGTATAGAAATAGATGAAAAATATTTTAATATTGCTAGAAATAGAATAGTTGATATTGACTTGTCAGATTTAGATTAAAATTTTTAATTTTAGTATTGACTTATATGTTTTAATATGATATTATGTATTTAGTTAAGAGATAACTTAACTAGAAAAGAGATTAAATATGAAAGTGAAAATATGGGGTGTAACACCTGCGGACACTGTGTACACAATGCTTTATGAAAATGTTACAAAATATGAAATAAAACCACAATGTGAATGGTATGATTTAGAAAAAGTAGTTGAGGGTTTTGATTTAA